CCGGTGAGGGCGGTGCCGCCACGATATCGCGGGCATCTGCAGCGGCGCTGGCGCGTTGGAGCACGAGGCTGCGCAGGGCCTCGGGGGTTGTCCCTTCACGCAGGGCTTTCGCGGCGTCGATGGCGATCCCGAGGCGGCCCGCCTGAGCGGCGATCTCGGTGATCTCCGCTGCCTCCTGGCGCAGCTGCGCCGAGAGCTCGGCCAGGTTGCCGGGGTGAGTTGCTGTTGGCGCGGGGGTTGCAGATGCTTCAGGGGCAACTGGCGCGGCGGGCGGTGCCGGACTCTCCGAAGCAGGCGCTGCGGGCATCCTGGCGGCCGTCGCATCATGATGTTCAGCGCTGACCGAGCCATCGGCCGGGACATTCGAAGCGGCATCCTTCGGGTCCTGCGCATCCGTCGTGATCTCCTGCGCGGTTTCATCATTGTCGGTCTCTTGGGCCATGGCGGTCTCCTTTCGGGTGGTGGTTTGGGGGCTGGATCGAGATGGTCGAGCCATGTGCACGCGCCGGCGCGGCGGGGTGTTTTCACCGGCGACATGCGCGCGGAAACTGGCAAAGCCGCGCGCGAGATCGCTGATCTCGTCGGCCAGCCCCGCCGCGACGGCATCGGCACCGCGATAGATCGCGGCCTCGGTCGTGAGTGCGGCGTCCTGGCTCAGGGACCCGGCGCGGCCGGCGACGACCGTCTCGGCGAAGAGAAACCGCAGCACGTCGATCTCGCGCTGAATATCGTCGCGGACCGCGTCGGGCAGTGGCGCGTAGGGATTGCCGTCGACCTTGTGGGATCCCGCATGGATCAACGTCACACGCACGCCGTCCCGGTCGAGCTGGCCGCTGAGATCGGCATGCATGACGACAACTCCGATGCTGCCGACCGCGCCGGTGCGCGGCAGCAGGATGCGGTTTGCCTGGGAGGCCAGCGCATAGCCCGCCGAGAAGGCGTGTTCCGCCACGAAGGCCCAGACGGGCTTGTCGCGCCGCAACGCGCGGATGCGGTCTGCCAGATCGAAGACCCCGGCGACCTCGCCGCCGAAGCTGTCGATCTCCAATGCAACCCCGCGCACAGCAGGATCGCTGGCAGCGGCCTCGATCTGCGCGGTGATCCCCTCATAGCTGGTCTGGCCGGAGGACTCCCCGATCCAGCCACCGCGATGGATCAGAACGCCGGAAATTTCGATCACGGCGATTCCGTCGATCACCGGATAGGGGGCGTCGCCATGCTGACGCACGCTTTCAGTGAGGTTTCCGGCCAGAATGCCGGCACGAGCGGGTAGCGGCGTAATGCCCGCCAAATCGTCCTCATTCGCAATCTCCACCTGCCGCCCGAGAACGCGCGGCCCGAGTCCCGACAGAAACGCCATGGCTTTCGAGGGCTCGACCAGCAGCGGCGTATTGAAGGCGCGCGCGGCAATCCGGGCATGGAGCATCAGGGCTGGTCCTCGTCTGTGTGCGGGCGGGTCTCCGCGGTGTCGTCATCGTCGTCGGCGTCGTCGGACGAGGTCCCGTCTCGATCATCCCCATCAACCGGCACGCCCGCGGCGCCCTGCGCCGGTGATCCTGGCCGGCGGAAATCGAGGCCCAGCGCGCGTTCGCGGGCATGTTCCGCGGCGATCTCGCGATCGACCTGCTCGGCGTCAAAGCCGCGCTCGGCGATGGCCTGAGTGCGGGATTTGAGCCCCGCCTCGATCTGGGCGATCTCGGCATTGGCGTCCTTGAGGGGATCGACCCAGTCCCATTTCGTAGGCAGCCAGTCGGCGGTGAGCAGCCGGGATCGGTCGGTCTCATATCGTGGCAGGCCCAGCGCCCCCGACAGCACGGCCGCATCCATCCAGCGCGCATAGACCGGGCGGCAGAGCTGATACACCATCACCGAATGCTGCCAGGCGGACACACGGCGGCGGAACTCGATCAGCGCCAGGCGCGAGTTCGAGAAGTTGCCCTTCACCATGTCATTGGCCAGATACGGATAGGGAATGCCCAGTGCTGCGGATATCTGCAGCAGCGTGCGGTACTGGAACGGCTCGTAGGTCGCGCCGCTGTCGGCAGGCTGGCCGACAGTGACATCCTCGCCCGGATCGAGCCGGACGATCTGGCCGGGGCTGATCTCGACGCCGCCCGGGTCGTCGTCCTCCTCGGGCGGGGCCAGCGGGTTTTCCGGAGCCGGCGAGGTGACGAACATCGCATACATCGCCGCGACCTTCTTCCGGTCCAGCTCGGCATCGTCATACTGGTCCAAGAGGAACAGCTTCACGATGGCCGGGGCGAGTTTCGAGACCCCGCGCAGCTGGCCGCCCTCGACCGGGTCGATCACATGGATCACCTCGGAGGCGGGCACGCGCACGATCTCGCCTGCGAGCCCGGGGTCGGTGCTATCGCTCGGGTGACGCCGCAGGAAGTGATACGCCACGCGCCGCCCGATCCGGTCGAACTCGATCCCCTGACGGATTGTGTTGCCATTCGCCGCGGTGCCGCTCTGTTCCAGTGGCAGCATCTCCGCGGGCAGCATCTGCAGCTGTAGCGGCACCGACAGCCCGTCGCCCGCCCGCCGCGGCCGGATCCGGAAGAACACCTCGCCCGCGATGAAGACCTCGCGCGCGGCGCGGCGCTGCAGCCCGTAGAAATCCGTCAGCCCTTCGGCATCGGCCTCGTCGGTCCAGGCCAGCCACAGCCGCTGCAGCTCTTCCTTGCGCGCAGGGTCTGCGATCTTCGAGATCGGCTTGATCCCGTCGCCCGCGGTATTGGCCGCCCAGCTTTCCACCGCATTCACCGCATAGCCGTTGTTGCGCACCAGCCAGCGCGCGCGGGCGGTGATGTCGGGGCCACTGGCCGCGATCAGCGCGTTGACATGCGCGCGGGTCGCGCGGAACCCGCGCAGACGCCTGTGGTGCTGGCCCGCGTCGAACCCGCCGATGAAGGCGCCGAGGCGTTGCCGCCAGTTCATCGCGGTCATTACAGGTCCTTTGCGGCATACGGGCGGAGGATGCGGCGGCCGGTGCGTTCCAGCGATGCGATCCGCCGCTCGATATCCGCGATCGCGGCCGCCAGTTCCGCGTCCGAGCCATAGGTGACGGTCTTGCCGTCATAGCTGACGCTGCGCGTGCCGCTGTAGCGCGCGGTCAGCAGCGCGCCGTGGTGGCGTTTGAGATCGTCGAGGGTCATGCTCATTCCATGTATTTTGGCGTGCTCACCCGCCAGCCGCGCCGTCGGGGTGTGGTCACGCGCCCCGCCTGAGGCTCGGTGGGTGTCTCGGGTGCCGCGTCCGGCTCGGGGGCGGCGCTCTCCACCCCGGCCTGTTTCTCGAGGCTCTGCCACATCCGCGCGTCGAACCGGTCCGCGCCGAGGATCCAGGCCGCGGCCCGGGCATAGATACGGGTGTCCAGCGCCTCGTTGCGCTCGCGCATCTTCTGCCATTCCTGCCTGGCATAGCCGCGCCTGTTGCGGATGGTGACCAGCTGCTCGGCGACCAGCTGTTTCAACCATTCGCTGTCGGCCCAGTCCGGCAGGTGGATCGTGCCGGCCGGGTTGGGTGCCTCTACCTCAGACGCGCGCTCCAGCCGCAGATAGCGATAGGTCTCGGCCTTGAAGGTGGCGGTCGCCACACTCCAGAGCCGCGCCCCGCGTTTCAGCTTGCGCCCGTTTACCGTCGCGTCGACAAAGGTCGGCCCCGAGACCGGCGTCGCGCGGTTGAAGCCTTCGAGCCCCTTGACCGGGGCCACCTGCGCCGTGCCCTGCTGGCGCGCCCAGGCATGGACAGCGGCGGACTCGTAGCCGGTATCGATCGCGAGCTTGGCCAGCGTCATGACAGCGCCCTTCTCATGTGCCCATGTCCGACCCAGCAGTGCCGTCAGCGCCTCCCAGCAGACGGGATCGTCAGGCCCACCCGGAATGACGATGTGATCGACGAGCCAGCTTTCCAGACCGCGGCCCCAGGCCCAGACATCGACCTCGATCCGGTCCTTCTGCACATCCGCCCCGGCGGTCAGGAACAGCCCCTGTTCCGGGATCTGCGCCGGATAGGTCTCGCGCCGGTCCGCGAGCCGTTGCCAGTCCGGGGCCTCGCCGCTCTCCACCCATGTCTCGCCCAGCAGGGTGTTGCGCGCGGCGCGCAGCATCTCGTCGGAGCCCTGGGCTGCCAGCCAGTCGCGGGCGATCTGCGCCCAGCTTTTCCAGCCGATCGGCGAATAGAGTGCCGAGAGGTGAAAGCCGATGGCCGTCGGGTCGGTCGCCGCTGCTGTTGCCCGCCACTCTCCCTTTTCCAGCATCACCGTCTTGTGATGTTCGGCAATGGGGCGCGCGCAGCCCTCGCAGTGGTAGGCGGCGGTCTCCGGCTGGTCCTTGGCCCAGCGCAGCCGCTCGAACTGCAGCCACTGCATCGCCCCGCAATGCGGGCATGGCACGAAATACCGCCGCTGGTCGCTGGCCTCGAACTCGCGCTCGATGCGGGACAGCCCGCGGATCGTGGGCGTCGAGACCATGAACACCTTGCGCCGATGCGCGAAGGTGGTGGTGCGGGCTTCGGCCAGCGTGACCGGGTCGCCTTCCTCGTCGGCCGAGGCCGGATAGGCATCGACCTCGTCGAGAAACACGTACCGCGCCGGCA